ATAATATCATATTCTGGCCCATATAGCCCCTTAGCTAGAGATTTAAATCTTTCCAGGGGATCAGTTTTTAATCGTTCAACTGGAGGACTTGTAGTAAGATGTAATCCCCTTTTTGTTAAAGGCGTTCTTGGTCTAATATTTTCAAATTCATGCCACGCTCTTCCTGTAGGTAATTCTAAAAATACATCCAAATCTTTTGGAGATACTTTAAATGATGGATAAGACCCAAATACATATCCTTTAGTTCCTTTAGGAGTCTGTGTAATAATATTTTCCAGTTCTTGTAAAGTTTCAGATAATAATTGTTTTCTTTCTGGAGTAGTAGCTAGTCCTTCAAGTACAGTCTTTCTATATTCTGGAGTAAATGTTCTCTCTGCTTTAGTTGTAAGTTGTCTCTTAGTAATTTCCTTATGTAGCTCTTTTGGAATATCTTCTATTGTTTTCCATCCTTCTGATAAATTACGTAGATGCCAGTCTGTATGTTCTGGAGTCAGTCCAACTGGAACCTTATGATGAGCAGAAGTTTTCTTTAATGGCTTTGTGGAGAAAGAGCCACGTTCTGATTTCAACAACGATTCTTTTTTTGGTATTACACGATAATAGTCCCAAGGATCATGGGGAAGTTTATATTTCTCCATAAGATAATTTTGTGGATTCTTAGCTACATCAAAATCAACTGTTGCACTATCAAATCTGACGGTTTTCCCAGCGAAACGTATTGTGGTTTCCGCCCCCCTTTCTATATCTTCAATTTCAAAAGTATTAGTTGGCCTAGTACTAAAACTTCCTCGTTCTGATTTAATAATGTTTTTTCCTGTTTCTAATATACTATTTCCAGTTTCTTTCCACCCACCCTGACCAATGGGTATCCATTCTAAATGCCCTAAGTCTCCAGGATCTAATTGACTAACCTTTTTTCCAAGTGCTTCTGCTCTAACTTTTAAATCATTATTTGTATATGGCATAAAAGCATTATACCATTTCGTTCCTGCACGTTCTCGAACTCTCCCTGTTAAGTAAGCAGTATCATATGGCCATCCATGTTCTTTAGAAGTTATTTTAATTTCTTTTCCTAATAACGGACTTTCTTCTAAATAAGTTCTGTCAAAAAAGTCTTTAGCACGTCTTGCTTCATCAGATAGTGGCTTAGTACTAAAAGTGCTAAAACTACCTCTTTCTGATTTCCAAATCTCCATGGCTTTTTTCAAAAATGAAGGTATTCCTAATTGATCGTATCCTGTTTCTTTATAAAAATCCTCTATTAAATTTTTGGCTTCTGTAGTTACTGCTCCATTTTTTGTCAGCATTCCCTTTCCAATTAAACTCTGTCTGATCGCATTATATTCATTTTCCCTAATTCCAACTCGACTAAGTACATCTTTCCTATATCCAGAAGTTAATTCTTTAGTCATAGTTAATACGGCCTTCTCTTCTGGAGACAATGAAATTGAAGATTTCTGAGGTAACAATGCTTTATTCATGGATTCCGGATGCACATGTAATGTTATATGACTTCTTCCAGAACCTAAACTTTCTATATCTAATAACATATTTGGAGCATCTGATGCTGCATCTGATGGAGAAGATAATCTTTGTTTAAATCCCATCTGTGTGGCCCAATCTTTTTTTGTGGCTGTTGGAAGGGTCAATCCTTCAGCCGTTTCTCCTTCAACTTGGGCTATCTTATTCCCCTTAATTCCATATAAATCTTTAAATCCCCATTCATACATTACCCCAGGAACATCAGCAACTTCACCTATTCTAACATCAATATCTTGTGGCCGTATGCCCTTTTCCTGTAATATTCTTTTAACATCGTCTGGAAGGTCTTTAAATGCCACCCTCATACGAGCAGGTTTTGGAATTTCCTGAGTACTAAAACTACCCCTCTCCCCCCTGAGAAGTTGGGAAACTTTCCAAGGTTCTAGGGACTTAGTCCCAGTTTCTCCTAAATGAGATTCTACTTGTTCTCTAAGAAATTGTTTATGAAAAGGATCTTTTTCTTTAAAATACTTCTGCCATAATTTCTGAGCTTCTTTTCTGGTTAATTTACTTCCCTGCTCAATAGCCTTTTCTGTAGTTTCCTTTGCCACCTTTCGCATCCCCCCATACGCAGGAAGCATGGCCAAAATAGCCAACTCCATAGGATCAGTATACCAAGGGGCCGCTTCTACTCCTTCTTGTGGAGGTTGCAATCCTAAAATATATTCTGACAAAGAAGGGCCTTGATAAACTGAATATCCTTCATATCCAGGAACTTCTTTAGGTTTCGGAGCCATAGCTAGGCGCCTAGATTCCCAATATCTTCTCTCTTCTGGATCTCTATATCTTTCAAATAAATATTGAGATAATGTAGGTTCTGGCATTTATTTCACTTATCCTTGAACATTCTGTGGCATTTCATTACCTTTCTTAACCATCCCACCACCAACAATTCTTGCAAGCTGTGCAAGTTGCTGCGTTGGGGTAAGAGTTTGATTCCCAGGTTCAGGTGGCTGTGGCGGCTTTGGAGGTTGTGGACTGCCTTGTGAAGGGCCTCCCTGTCCACCCTGTTCTTGTCCAGCCCCCAGCATCATACCACCCTGTCCTATGGATTCTGGTGTTGAAGGGGAGGGAATTAAAAGTTTAGATTGATTCTTAATATCCAATACATCTAATACCATTTTCTTTAGTTCTGTTTGATTGATTTGAGGATCATTAAGAAACAATCTATAAGCTTGCATAATCTGTTGTATTCTAACTTCTTTAATTGCTGTAGTGGAAGATCCCATAGGTTGAAAATTATATTGTCTCAACATAACTTCCACATCTTGTTGTTTAAATTGATCTGCTTCTAGGGCTACATAGTCCTCAGGACCTAGTATATTCATTATATCTTCTTTGGGTAAAAACTGATAATCTAACCATAAAAACATTTTAGCCACATGTCTAACTACTGTAAACTCAAGCATTTTTACAACTGTATCAAATCTGACACTAGAGGCTTGTTTTAGGCTTACTATGCCTGTGGCTGTTTCTCGTCTTTCTGGAGGTTCTCCTTTACTGTAAGAATAAATTCCTGTTCCAGTATCCATATCATTTTTAATAATGCTTTCTTCCATATAAGCAGACTTAGTAACATCTCTAGTATCCAGAGCCTGTATAGCATTAACATCATTAGTCAAAATAACATTTCCTGGATACGACACTAAATTATCTAAATTAACATCTGCATACTTATTAACAATAAACATTCTATTAATAATTAGGTTAACATTGTCCATTCTCTGATTACGAACTGTATTTAACTCTTCTTGTAAATCTTCACATATTTCAGGAATTCCTATTCCATAAAGTTCATGTTGAACTGGAATATAGCGTGCCATTATAAAAGGCAGTAAACCACTAAAAGGATTATCCTCTTCTTTTAAAACAACCTTCCTTGCTCCAATAGTATATATTTTATCTCTGTCCCAATACTCTAAAACTTCAATAACTTTTCTTTCTGCATCAAATCCATAATCATCCAATATTCCAACATCAGTTAATCTTTTTCTCTTAAACTCATCAACATTTATGGCTGACTCTAAATAATCCTCCACCTCTTTAACATTCTTATAAAATCCCTGATTCTGTAATCTGTACAATTCATCCAAATCTACATAACTTAATTGAATTATATACTTCATTCTACGAATAGACTTGGCTCTATAGTCTGGAAAAATATTAAATAAATCAATAGGTTCTACATCAATAAAATCAAAAGAAGCTAAGTCATCATCTTTAAATCTAGGAATAATCTTTAAGAAAGAAGTTCCATATATAACACATTCTTTAAAGAATTCAAGAATCTTAGTAAAGAGTTCTAAATTTTCCTCATCAAGCTGGTACTCTAGTATCCTTTCTAGAACCTTAGCCAAATTATCACTAGCCCCTTTTCTGGGCTGCACTGAAATTATAGGCCTAGTATTAAATATTGTTCCCAACATTTGAGGAGTAACGTGTTCTACTAAGGAAAAGATATAAGGAACAAAGATATTGCTCTTAAATGGGTATTGAGTATGGTCTCTATAATTCCTATAAAGCTTATAGTACCTTCTCCAACGATCCTCATGGTCTTGCCGCCATTTTTTGCAGCTGTCGTAAAGATTTGCTATATATGTCGAAGGGTCATCCTTTAAGGTTACAGCCATAATTTATCATCCTTATTCAAACATCCAATCTTGTAATTGTTCTTCTGCTGACTTTTCAAATTCAGTAGGCTCTGGTTGTAAATCAGTAGGTATTACTCCAGAACGCATCTTTACATCTTCAGTAGTAAAAGTCTTTAAAGACGATTCATCCTTCTTTACTTTTCGTTTCTTGTCTAAAATATTCTTCATTTACTTTTTACCCCCAATAACTTATCTATTACCTTTTCCATTAAACTAAAGAGTAGAGTATAATGTTTATCTAATACTTCTAAAATTTCACTTATATTAAATGAGTTTGATTTAGCTAACTTAGAAGAGATCATATTACTCAACACAGAATCCCTAGCATTATCTTTTCCAAGTTCCCATTTGTCTAAATCACTATCCTAATTAGGGTCTAGCAAATTATCCAAATTCTCTGTTCTAGGAATTTCCACCTCTTCTTGAGATGGAGATCTAATTCCAAATATTTCACTCATTGTCCATTTTTGTCTTAAAATAGGATCTGGCATAAATTTAATCCCACCCAACTGATGCGGATGCTCGTTTAGTCCAAAATGTAGATGGTGAAGGAGAAGCTCCACCAAAAACACATCTGTCAAAAGAGGTAATGTCAAATATTCCAA